ATTCAGGGCTCCCCTGAAGTCAAGCAGCTGGCTGACACGATGCTTAAGCAGCGTAAAGCTGACAAGATTGCCAATACCTACTTCCTAAACTTCATCAACGACAACGTTAATGGTTTCGTTCACCCATCGGTCAAAACACTTGGTGCTCGTACTGGACGTATGTCTATTCAGAACCCCGCTCTGCAAACTCTTCCAAAGGGCGACGATACAGTCCGACGTGCGTTCCTACCTAAGGATGACGACCACGTAATTATTACCTCCGACCTCGACCAGGTTGAGTTCCGTATGTTCTCGTCTCTTTCTGGCGATGCAAACCTAATCAGCCTTTTCAATCTTGCCGATGCAACTGGCTCTGACCCGTTTACTGAGATCGGCCGTGAGATTTATGCCGACCCGACTATGCAGAAATCGGACAAGCGCCGTGGTCTCATCAAGGGTGTAGTTTACGGTCGCCTATATGGCGCTGGTGTAACCAAGCAGGCGCTTACCGCTGGTGTTCCAGAAGAACAGATGCGTGCAGTATCAGACGCTTTTGACGTTCGTTTTCCTGGTATGCAGGCCTTCCAAAAGAAGATTGAAAGTAAGGGTATGGAGCGTCAGCTAAGAGAGGGTCAGGGCTACGTTACAACCTGGACCGGAAGGCGTCTACCGTGTGATGAGGGCCGTGTATATACCCTAGTTAATTACTTAATTCAAGGCGGTGCTGCGGAGGTCTTTAAGTCAAATCTTGTCAAGCTAGATCAGGCCGACCTAACAGAACTTTTGATCGTCCCAGTGCACGACGAAATAGTCCTAAACGCCCCTAGGAAGGACGCTGAGGAGCTTAAACAGCTAGTTCGTAAATGTATGACCACGACCGAAGGATGGGCTGTACCGCTCACAGCAGACGCTGACGGGCCACTAGAGAACTGGGGAGCAAAGTACTAATGACTAAAAAATGGGTATTATCTGTAGATCCAGGCAAAGCTACCGGGATGGCACTATTCTTCCTAGAAACGGGTCAGGAGCCCGTAATGCTCTGGTCAGGAGAGTTTCAGCAGGAAGAGTATGCCGAACCTATTCGTCAGACTTTGGCCCTCTACGGGCCGGAGGGGGCCGATTTAGAGGTAGTCTGCGAGCGCTTCACCATCAACGCTCAGACCGTTAAAAACTCCCAGGCTCCCTACTCTTTGGAGCAGATTGGCATCCTTAAGCAGTGCCTAATGGATGCTGGCCGTCCAGCTGATGACATCTACTTCCAGAGCCCGGCTGATGCCAAGGCTATGTTTCCTAACCCAGCTCTAAAGAAACTAGGCTATTGGCACCGTGGTGGTGAGGGTCACGCACTAGATGCAATCCGACACGCCCTACTCAGACTAATTAAAAGTGGCTGGAAACCAGTTAAACTGCTAGAATAAAAAGGTATTAGCAAAAATTTCACATATGAAGCATTTTTTCTGCTAATATGTATATAGGAATGACGAAAGGAATACGATGACAATTCACGTTGAGCTTGATGCTACAGACACGCACATCGTAATTAACGCTGAATGGCGTCTAAAAGAGCTTTGCAAGAGCATCCCAGGAGCTTCCTGGAACGCTAAGGACCAGTTGTGGCGTCTGCCTCTTTCATGGGCTAGTTGCCTAGCTCTACGCTCCACTTTTAAGCAGGACCTAGAAGTTGGCCCAAGGCTCAGCGGATGGGCTGCCAACGAAAAGGCCGTACGTATTGATCCGTCAAATGAGCTTCGCGATGTAGAAGTTAGTGACGACGGTGACGCCGACCTGTTTCCTCACCAGCGCGCTGGTGTTAAGTTTCTAGCTACAGCTAAACGTGCACTGCTCGCGGATGAGCCTGGACTTGGCAAGACCGCTCAGGCTATTCGAGCACTTAAGCGAATGCAGGACAATGGCGAGGAAGTATTCCCCGCTCTTATTGTCTGCCCTAATACTTTGAAGATGAACTGGGAACGCGAGTTTGATAAATGGTGGCCTGGAGTAGATGTTCAGGTTATCAAGGGAACTGCAGTCCAGCGTCGTAATCAGTTTGAACACCCAGCGCAGGTTTATGTCGTGAACTGGGAGTCTTTGCGTACACACTCAAGACTGGCACCATATGGCTCTATTGCTCTAGCTCGTTGTATTGAATGTAAGGGTATCGATCCTAGAATCACGCCTTCGCGCTGTGAAGTGCACGAGCGTGAACTAAATACTATTGACTTTAAATCTGTAATTGCAGACGAGATGCACCGCTCAAAGGACCCTAAGTCTAAGCAGTCGCGTGCTCTTTGGGCAGCTACTGGCGATGCCAAGGTACGCTTTGCGCTCACTGGTACGCCGATTGCCAACAACGTTGTAGATATGTGGGCAATCCTGCACTGGATTTCTCCGGAAGAATGGCCTAACAAGACTAAGTGGATTGACCGCATGGTCAACACTATGTTTAACGCATTTGGCGGAATGATGGTTCTCGGTGTTAAGCCAGACATGGAAAACGAGTTCTATGCAGCCATCAACCCGCGTATGCGTCGCATGCTTAAGGCTAAGGTTCTTCCTTGGCTTCCAGAAGTTCTCACTGACCGTCGCGATGTCGAGATGGGTGCTAAGCAGGCTAAGGCCTACAAGCAGATGCGAGAGCACATGATCACAATGCTTGAGGATGGTTCTGGAGTTGTAGGTGACACCGTAGTTGCACCTAACCCGCTGACTCAGACAATTCGTCTTCTCCAGTTTGCTAGCTCGTACGCAACTGTTGCAATAGACGAAGCCGGGCAGGAGCAGATTTTATTGTCAGACCCTTCTTGTAAAGTCGATGCTCTGATGGACGATATCAAGAACGAAGACTTTGGCGATGATTCTGTTGCAGTTTGCGCGGTGTCACGCCAGCTTATTGAGATTCTTAGTGCACGTATGACTAAAGAGGGGATTCCTCACGGTCTAATTACGGGAGCACTAGATGCTGATGAGCGTCAGAAGTCTATTGATGATTTCCAGAACGGCAAGACCAAGTGGATTCTTTTCACTGCTCAAGCGGGTGGTGTTGGTGTCACCTTGACAAAGGCACGTCGCCTTGTTATGCTTCAGAGACCGTGGTCACTAGTTGACTACAAACAGGCTCTAGACCGAGTCCACCGTATCGGTTCAGAGATCCACGAATCAGTACTTATTACTGACTACGTGACCGAAGGAACTATTGAGAATCGAGTAATCGAAGCTCTTGATACTAAGGCCGACAACTTTGAGCAGATTGTCAAAGATAAAGATAACTTGCTAAAAATGCTAAAGGAAGATAAGGTTAAGGCATGACAACTGAACCAGTAAGAATCTCTAACTCAGAGATCCAGACATTTAAGGATTGCCGACGCCGTTGGTGGTTCAACTACTACCGCCGTCTTAAGCCAAAGATGCAGAACTACACCGGAGCACTTGCCCTTGGTTCTCGTATTCACGAAGCTCTTGACCAGTACTACAGCTCTAACATGGAGCGAGACCTACTAGAGATTCACGCAGAACTAGTTAAGTCTGACATTAAGCTGATGACAGATGCCGGCCGTGAAACTACTGAACTAGAAACCGAAGGCGAGCTCGGTCGAGTAATGCTTGAGGGCTACCTTGAGTGGATTGCTATCGAAGGTATCGATGCAGAGCTTGACATGATTTCTACAGAAGAGATTATCGAGCGCCCGATGCTTGATGGCAAAGTTATTCTTCAGGGAAAGATTGACATGCGTGTACGTCGTAAGATTGACGGCGTTCGTATGTTCCGTGACTTTAAGACCGTTGGTGGATCATTCGCTGACTTTGGTTCTACTGCTCACATGAATGAACAGGTGCTAACCTACATGACCTTGGAAGAGGCTCAGAATCAGGAAGGCGAGCGTTCAGAAGGCGGTATCTTTACGATGCTTCGTAAGGTTAAGCGCGGTGCTTATGCTAAGCCACCGTTCTATGACCAGATTGAAGTTCGCCACAATAAGTTTGCACTCCGCTCTTTCTACCAGCGCCTTGAAGGCACACTGGAAGATATGATGCGCGTTCGTGAAGGATTGGACGAGGGAGTGAGTCACCTAAAGCTTGCGTACCCAAAGCCATCTCGCGATTGCAAGTGGAAGTGCCAGTTCTTCGCTATTTGTCCGCTTATTGACGACGGCTCTGCCGCCGAAGCAGCGATTAGCGATGCGTTTGAGTCATCCGACCCATACGGTTATTACGGAATAGAAGAGAAGAAAGGAAGTGAGTGATGTCCGAAGTAGATCGCAGTTTAACATTAATGGTTTATGGCGAATCAAAGGTTGGTAAATCAACTTTTGCTGTTACGGCTCCTTACCCACGCCTAATGCTCGACGTTGAGGGTGGACACCGATTCCTCCCAATCAACGTTAAGTATTGGGATCCAATTCGCGAAGAACCGCCTCAGGCAGACGGTACTTGGGACACAGTTGTTGTCCAGGTTCGCGATTATGATGTCGTTATGAAAGCCTTCCAGTGGCTTCAGAGCGGCAAGCACCAGTTCAAATCACTAATCATTGACTCAATTTCTGAGTTGCAGGTTAAGTGCATGGACAACATTGCAGGAACCGAACAGATGAAGATGCAGCAGTGGGGCGAATTGCTTCGCCACATGGGCGCGCTACTTCGTGACCTTCGCGACTTGACAATGCACCCGACTCAGCCTCTTGAGGCTGTAGTTCTAACCGCAATGGCACGTAAGGGTCAGGATGGCGTATACCGTCCTTACCTACAGGGTCAGCTTGCAATTCAGGCACCATACTTCTATGACGTTCTTGGAGCGATCACAGTAGAAACTATGCCGAATCCAGACCCACTCCAGCCACCATATAAGGTACGACGCATGTACGTTGAGCGCACACCAGAATATGAAGCAGGAGAGCGCGTTCAGGGTCGTCTAGGTAAAGTCGTCGAACAGGGCGACCTAGGCGTAGAGCGCATGCTAGACATGGTCTTCGGAGAGAAGACCAAAACCACAACAAAGAAAGCAGGTTAATACCTATGAGCTCACTAAATTGGAGTGAACTTGTCAAAGATGCTGGAGATGTCTCTAGCTACGAACCGATGCCAGAAGGTGACTACGAGCTAAAGGTCGTAGAAGCTAAGGCAACTAACACCCAGACTGGTAAGACGATGTTTAAGATCACTACCGAAGTCCAGGGTGGCCCGTTCAACAAGCGTAAGGTCTGGGATAACCTGACCGTTTCGCCAGAGAACCCTAAGGCACTAACCATGTTCTTTGTAAAGGTTAGCGCTCTAGGTCTTGGTAAAGACTATTTCGATACCAACCCTACAAACGCTCAGATTGAGCAGGCTCTTCTACACCGCACTTTCCGTGGCAAGGTCATTCAGGACACTTACCAGGGCAGTGTTGGCAACAAGATCAGCACCTACCACCGCACAGCTGCTTCACCGACTGTTGACCCAACTGCAAACATTCCTGCAGCTGCTCCAGCACCGGCACCGGCTGCTGCACCTGCTCCAGCACCAGCTGTAGCTACCCCGTTTGACGGACCTTCTATCAACAACCCTGTTGTAGCAGCTCCACCGGCTCCACCGGCACCACCGGTAGCAGCTCCGGTTTCAAGCGAACCGTTCTAAATAAATAAATGAAGGGGGCATCGAAAGGTGCCCTCTTCTTTTTAAAATAGGAAAAGAAATGAAAATACTATTCACAGGAATGTCCTCAGGGCACACTAACGAGTCTGTGCACTACTCGAAGCTTGGGTTCTTTGGCGCGATGTCAAAGGTAATTTCGGAGAGTCTTCCTCAGCATTCAGTTGACTGGAAAGAGCCTAGTGTTACTTGGACTAAAGCCGATCTTGAAAAGTATGATCGAATTTTTATCGGCGTTATACCGCCTACCAGTCTTTCGGCTAACAAGGTATACGGTGCCTTGCACCTTCTCAATCTAACGTCTGGAGACGATCGAGTATCTCTCGTCCTAGACAACCCTCAGCTGTGGCAGTACAGAACTAGTTTTGCTTCTGTAGCTAGAGATCCTAAAATTTTAATTTCTAAGTTCTACGAAAAACGTAGCGAGCACCGTCTGGTTAAAGAAAATCAAACGCTATTGGAATCTTTCGCAACTGTATCTGCAAAGATGGCAAGCGGTAACTGGCACAAGACAATTTACCCTGGACTACCTTGGAAGTCAGACGATGCTGTAGCTCAGTCTGCTGGCATCTCCACCCGCACTAGTCTGGTTGCCTTAAATCTTGACTCTCACTTAATTAATCCTGGCTATGAAATGCCAGACATGAGAGACAACAACTGGGTAGTTGATAACCCGACAACCGCTTGGTCTAAGAGTATGGTCAGCACTCTAGCTCGGAACGTAGATTCTATGAAGCAGAGCAAAAAAGAAGTAGATGCCGACATACTGGTGCGCTTGAAAGTTTCATTGGGCGCGATGGTCTCACCTCAGGACCGCGGAGTCGGCACTTGGTGGACCTATAGGTACGCGCAAGCGCTGAACGCCGGGTCACCAATTATTACTGACTGGCGAGAAACAATTGAGATGTCGGACGCCTGGGGCTTCCTCGGATATCAGGTCGAGGAGATGTCAGAGGCTAGGAGAAACGAGCTGGCTAAGACTCAGAAAGCCGTGTATCTTGCTTCAATTCCAGACAGATATGTAGCAGTAGAGAAATTAGATAGACTAATAAACAATAAGGAAGAGGTTAAAAATGCCTGAAGTAAATTATGAATGGGTAAACCAGCAGATGGCCGAAGCTAAGGTTAAGATCGGTTCCGGTAAAGCTGTAATGGAACTACTTAAGGTCTGGGAAACCATGGAGAAGCTTTCTCCTGGACTAGCCAAAGAAGCAGTTGCAGTGTTTAGCAAGCTAGCTCTAAGCAAGGCACTACTCGAAGTAGAGGAAGAGCCAGACGCCGTTTGGGTCCCAGCTCAGCCGGGTCAGATAAATATTGGTGACGAGATTCGAGTGCTAATCGATGCTTTCGATGACAAGACTGGTGTTATGCACAACGGAAGACGCGGAAAAGTAATTGCCGTACGATACGGTGACATAATTGTTAATTCGACTGATGGCAAGTCTCCTGAACTTAAGGGCGTCCACTACTCACCGTACAAGCTAGAAAAGAGAGTCAAGTAATGCGTACAAACTTTGAAGTCAAATTTGTAGTACCTAATTTAGATGCCGCCAAAGAGCAGACATCTATGGCTATCGAGCGCTTCCTGGGTTACCCGGACATGACCGATATCTGGTCAAAAGTAGACGTTGAGTTTAAAATAAGCTTTGGTGACGTCAAGACAGTCGAGGAGATTAAGGCTGCCAATGAGAGCGACAACTTTGTAGTGACAGCTCACGTTACCCTGAAGAACACTTTGCTACACCCTGGACTGCTATAAGTTAAAATTGTAATTCACGGTGGATACCGTGTAACCCGGGACTTGTCAAGATACAATCTTTTTATGAAAGATTCTCGTATTGGCGAGTCCCTTTGGTTTTTGTGGGACCTTGAAGAGAGCCGTGATGGCTCTCTTTTGTTCTACACTGAAGACCATGTGGACCTAGAGCATGAAGTGGTTAGGAAAGCACTAGCCTCTACATTGCAGCGAGAGGGGATAGCGCTATCCCTCCACCAGGGCTTTCAGATGATTGACATGGGGGAAGTAACCCTAGGATATTCTGGCACTTCACCAACGGGGGAAGAGTCTGCTCTGCCTTGTGATGTAAATGGCGAAACTGAAGATGGGTACATTTTAGATAATGTAATTCCAGCCACCTGGGTAAAGGTATACGACTTTTGATTGAATCTCCGGAATGGCATGAAGACGCTGAATGCTCTAAGCCTTCAAATAAAATATACATAGACAATTTTTTTGCCAATAAGCCATCTCAGCAACAGGCAGCTCTAAAGCTGTGCGACATCTGCCCTGTTCGCAAGGAGTGTCTGCAGACCGCTCTAGAGGAGAGACAAACCTGGGGTATTTGGGGCGGACTAACTTACAAAAAGATTAGACGAACTCTCTCGATTAACTGGGAGGGGCAAGAGATGCGTCATAAGCGCTTCCCGCTGTGTCCATACTGCAAAGCAAAAACTTCAAGCCTAAGCTCACGCACAATTGATCGCCCAACAAAGGGCCGCTGGTCTACTATGAAAATTGTTGACTGTGCTGACTGTGGCTTCTCTTGGCAGAGTCGTACTAGTGCTAACGCGGTAGACGCTTACCACTCTCAGCAGTCTAGGAAAGAGCAGAAGAGTAATAAGCGAGGTTAACTACTAACCTCTGATCTGAAGGCGTAAGTTCTACCGCCTTTGATCCGTACTTTAGTGCCTCTTCAAATTTCCCTAAATTATAAGCACCTAGCGCGGCCAGATCCCACGGCGTGTGGTCCCAAGCAAACTCTTCGCACATATAGTCAAGAGGCTTTGTCTCAATCTCCAGCGCACTGGTTGCCCACTTATAGCAATTAGCCCAGTCCTGCTTCTTATAGAACTCTTGAGCAAGGGCTACCTTAGGCTCTCTTCGACTTGGGTCAGTTGCTACCGCTTTAACTAGATGCGTCTCAGCGCTTTCTGGCTCACAAATGGACAAGTACCTTAAAGCAGCAGCTCTTTCTGGCTTCCATACGGCCGTAGGTAGCTCTAGGTGACGCTTAAACTCTTTAGCCGCCTCTGCGTACAAACCATAGAAGTATAGCTCTCTAGCGTAGTAGAAGGCGTTTCTATCACTGTACGGGCTCTCCTGAGTCGCCATCTTAAGCATGGCCATATACTGACCGCGTGACTTAGTAGCGTCTGCTAAGTGGTAAATACCGAATCCTACCCAGCCGCGCTTTTCTTCGTAGTCGCCGTAGGTGCTGATGATTTCGTGAGCTGGTTGACGCCACAGCACGCCCCAACGTGAGTGAACCCTATCCGCCCCGTACTGTAGGCCAGGAGTGCCATCTTCTTTAAAGTTCCAAGTAAGCGTACTACGCATAATTGCAGACTGGTTCTGCTCCAATACAGGCAGCGTCTCTATGTCCTGACGCCACCCTTCAGTAAGGACCTCGTCCATATCTAGCGAGATGCAGTAATCAATATCTGCAGGCAGAGCTGCCAACGCAGCGTTGCGACTAGTGTCAAACCGGAAAGGCTTGATAAGTATATTGACTACATTGATGCCAAGCCCTTTAGCAATCTCTACCGTCTTATCTGTAGATCCGGTATCTGCAATCAGGATGTAGTCTGCATCCTTAATAGAGTTGTACCAACGCTCGACGTGCTTTTCTTCGTTTAAAGCTATTGTATAGACTGCAACTTTAGCCACGTCTACCCCACTGAACAAAATTCCATCCACGTTCATGCACGTAGTAGATTCCTACCTTCACCACTGTCTCCCAAAATGCAATTAGACCGGACAGCTCCGCACTGCCCGTTATAACAAAAGCTACAACGAACGAAGACAAGGTCCCCCAAATTCTGTAGCTCAGAGCTTTTACAAAAGATCTAGATCTGGTTACTTTCATAGCCCAAGTTCCTGACGCTTTTTAGTTGCAGATATCTCTTGAAGATCGGAGCTAAGCTCGATCTTTTCAATTTTATAGCCGACATCACGTCCGTAGATGATGTTGGTTATGTTAGGTACTCGCATCACAAGTGCGTTGGGGCGATACTTCTCTATGTAGTGCGTAACCTGGTCGTGGCTTAGGGGGTCTTTTTCCGAGGTCCCTTGGGTGTCGCGCACAGCTACTAGTACCTGCCCCGTCTTATCTAGACCAACATCGTACAAAGCGTCGTGACCTTCGTGCCAAGGCTGATAGCGACCAAGCATTAAAGTTGTTGGCTTCTTCCAGTCGTATAGACCAGTAGCTGCCATAACTACAGTAACTTCTGTAGCTAACTCCATACCGCTAACTATTTGTATGTCAAATTTTTCTGGAGTCTCCCACAAGAAGTTAGTGTCCTCGAAGCGACTGTAGTTGATTCGATTAACCCAGACAGTGAAGTCTGCTTTACCAAAAGCTTTACGGGTTGCCTCGGTTGGATTCACAAAATCAACCAATACCACGTGCCCCTGCGCCGAGAGCAGGCGCGCCATTGCACCCATTCTTCTTGCCTGCTCAATTCTGTCTTCTGGAGAGAAGCCTAGATCAATACTCAGGTCGGCCCTCACATCATCCGCGTTTAAGTGGATAGCAGGGGTGTGCTTCAAGATCTCTTTGGCTAGAGTGGTCTTACCAGAGCCGGGGAGGCCAAAAAATAAAATTATCATGTAGTCCTTATATTGTTAGATCTAGTAGCTCTTTGTACATAACGTATAGATAGTCTAGTCGCCTAGCGTATGCCGGGCTAGATAGTAGCTCCTCAGCGGCATCCGAGTATTCTGACTTACTTCTAGGAATGTGAGCAGACGACAGGTACAACTTAATATTGTCGCCATATTTGTCCCCGTCCTCTTTGCTCATCTCTGCCAGCAATTGCTCGTTTGTAGCCGGGGTAGGGTTTTTATAAATCTTAATTTCTGGATATCTCTCGTCGATCTTGGAGACGACCTTATCTTTATCGACAACTAACTCTTTGAAATCTACTAAACAGAATTTAGACGGGTCTATAAGCAATATCTCCCAGTAAAGACACAGGTCATCAACCGAAGGTGCGTGTTCGATGACGTTAGGCGCAGTATCCCACTCAAAGAATGTTCTGACTAATTTAGACTTTAAAGTGTCATATGGGTCTCTGATGGGGCAAATAAAAATAGGGGCAACACTCTCGGTGCTTAAAGCTTGATTAAGAGCATACGAACTAGAGTGGTTGTTTTTAATTAAGCTGCCAGAGTCTTTAATTGGATTGCTGTATGCATCTTTTAATACATATCTGAGATAAGTGTTGCCACTTCTTGGCGGGGCACCCACGAAGAAGGTGGTGTTAAATAGAGATAAATCTAAAGCGTCCCGAAGGTCTCTTTGTTCCTTGTTCACTTTATCGACAACACGCTTAGGTTCTCGCGTGGATCAAAGCTGCCACCAAATACCATAGTAAGTAGTCCAGCCTTCGACTGAGCACCAGCACGGTCACGGAACCAGTCTGACCCCGGGTCGGTTGTCGGGCACTGGCACCATAGGCGTTCACCAATGTCCATTGTGCGGAAGTTGTGGAAGTGTCCTGACACCCAGATGTCTGCACCACCTAGCGCAGTCTGACCGAGAGTCTGACCTGCTAGATACTTTTCGATGCTGTTCTGATTTGCCTGGTGTCCGTGGAACATGCCTAAGTGCGTCCCACAAATCTCTGTTACAAGAGTCTGGTGTCCCGAAGATGGATAACGGAATTCAATGTGCTGTAGCGCAGGATTCTCTGCGCAAGCGTCCTGTACTGATGATGCAATCTCAACGTTCCAACCGTCAGCTGGATCTGTTGCAACATAGCGACCAGCTTCATCGTGGTTTCCGTTGATAACTGGAACAATCATGTTCTGAGCAAGAGGAGCCAACGCTTTAATCTGCGCCATAAGCAAACGACGTGCAACACGTACCTGCTCGGTTATACCAAGATCAGATGCCGCGAGTCCCTGAAGACGACCACCCTGAGATACGTTACCTTCAACGTGATCGCCTGGAAGGCCAAGTGTAATTGTGCCAAGGCCCATTCCCATTTTCTGGTAGCCCTTATATCTGTGTACTGCTGATTCGGTCAGTGCAAGAATTCGATCGATTGACTGCTGAGTACCACCACCGCCAGCTTTTTTACCAATCTGCTGGTCAGCTGGGAAAAGTGCAAAAGACCCTTCGCCGATACCCTGCTTTGCATTAGCGGCTGGACGCCACTTCTTAATTTCGTCTACAAGTTTTTCTGCATCAAGCTGCTCCATACGATTTACAGCAGCGGGAACAATATTTACGCGAAGTGATTCTAGGAACTCACCGTCAAACTTCTGCCACTTACCGCGACGAACCGAGGTCACGGTCCAGTCAGCGGGATTCATTTCAAACTGCTCTAGGATTGCGTCTGCATCTGGGAGTCCACCGACTTCAGATGGGTGCGAAACTACGTAACCACCATTGACACTATCTACGTCCACCTTTGGACGCCAGTTCTCTGGTGTGTTTAAAACTTTAAAGTCAGATCCATTTTTACCTGGAGAAGCCAGTGCCTCTAGACGATCCGCTAGTCCCATTATTTACTACCTACTGTTCTTTTGCAGGCGCATGTCTTTGGAACTCGGCGGTGACGGTCTACAGCACTATCGCTGAGATCATAGCCTTCTTCTCTTAGAATCTGCCCGATGGTTGAACTAGGAACTCGAGCGGGATTACGCTCATCGACTTCAAGAAGGATAATTAAATTTTTCTTCTCGTCTTCAGATAACTCTGGACCATTTAGCAACGTTGCCAATTTACAGAGCTTGGTAGCGGCTTCTTCAGCTGCAACCTTCAGCTTGTCGTTGAGGTTCACATCTCTCCTAGTGGTTATAGTGCACTAGGAAAGATACTACTACATAATTTGTAGTTTAGATGGCTTTTTTCTGGCGAGGTTTTCTAACTACCTGAATAGGCTCTGTGCGAGACGAGATGATCAAATCTTTAATTAGCTCGACCTCGGCTGCAGTTTTAACGCTGTGCTCGTTGATAACGTTTACGCGATCTGCTAGAGAGCTACCGCCGTTTTCCCAGAGTTGATGTTCCACTCTGTCTAGACGCTCTGATATAGTGCGTCCACGAGAATCTACGCCGATGGCTTGACTAACTCTCGATAGAAGTCGAAAAGTAGCATAGACGCCACCAAATATAACACCAAGTGCTGTAATGACGGCTGCGATTGTGAAAATAATCTCGGTAGGCATAGACTATAATAGAATTCTCTGAGGGAAGTAATTAGATTTGCTTTCTCTATTTTACCCTACTAGGGTCGAACCTATTGTGGCGAGTTGTTAGGTCAACCGAGTTGATAGGACGCGTTAAACACGCGCAATCAAGAAAATGTTTGCACTGCTCATAATTACGGTGTAGGCTCTTATCATCATTAGGTTTTTTGGAGAGAACATGGATAATTTCAGCGACGCTATGGCGGTTAACTAATGAGCGCCTGGGAGACAGCTGGCAACGGAAAGCTAGCTAGAGGAGCTGTTTGGTTCGCCAATAAAGGCTGGAAGGTCATGCCGTGTCACGGTATTACTGAAGGCGCTCGCTGTACATGTAACGCTCCGCACAAAGAGCCTAAAGACGTAGGTAAACACCCAGCGAGCTTTAAGGGACAGCTCGATGCGACATCTGACGTAGAAAAAGTTACTCAGTGGTGGGAAGAGAATCCTGACTACAACATCGGTGTACACGCTGGGCCTTCTGGCTTTTTTGTAATTGATATTGATCCACGTTCTGGTGGAGACGACTCGTTCTTAGAATTTGAAAATCTTGTTGAGGGTGAGCTACCTCCAACTGTTGAAGCTTTCACAGGTGAGTACAGCTACGGTGGCAAGGTTGCTCGTGGTCGTCACCTTTTCTACAAGTGTGACCCAAACGAAAACCTAGTAGGTAACCTTTCAAAAGATGGTATGAAGGGTATCGATATTAAGCACAACGGATATGTGCTTATCGCCCCTTCTCGTCACTTCTCTGGGATCACTTATGACTGGAAGCCTGGGCACGAGCCTTGGGTTATGGACATGGCTGAAGCTCCTGAGAAGCTACTTAACGCTTTGCGTAAACGCGCTCGCGGTGCTAACGCTTACCGAGACGGTGAGTGGAGCGACTTTAACAACCTTGAGTTCAAGGGTGAAAAGATTGATGTCGAAAAGCTTTTCCAGGAAGGCATTGAAGAGGGCGAACGTGCTGTCACAATCTATGCTCTAGCTTGCGCTCTAGCTAATAAAATTGGCACTGACTCGATCAGTCGCAATGCTATCGAAACCATGATGATTCGCTTTAACCACGAGATGGTTAAGCCACCAATGGAGCTCGAGGGAACTAACTCTCTACTAATGCACGTACGCCGTGCAATCGAATTTGTTGCTGATCACCCTGTATCAAACAAAATGTGGCAGGGATTAAACGAATGGGAACAGGGAAAGCGTTGGGCGGAGCAGTCTCAGGAAGAAACTATATCTACGCTAACAAACTCTTCTGTTAAGGGCGCTAGTTCCGTAGGTGCGTCTATTGCTCAGGACGTAGAGTCTGGGATGTCTCTAAGTGATGCGATCAGTAACCTAGATGGTCCGCCGGATCCAGACGATCCAATGAACGGTACTCCTGGTAAGCGAAGTCTTACAGATGTCGGTAACGGCCGTCGACTTGTCGACACATACGGTTCTGTTATGCGATACACGCCTGGGCTTGGTTGGTTCCACTGGGATCAGCAGTACTGGAAGCCAGACGTTGAAGAGATTGAAATACAGGAACTTACAAAAACCATCTCTAAGACAATCGTTTCAGAAGTTCTTAACTATTCAGAAGACGAGCAGCAGACAAAACTTGATTTGATTAAGTGGGCTACCCAGGCTAAATCTACAAGCAGATTGGTTAGTACTCTTAAGCAGGCTACATCAGACCCTCGCATCCAGGCACCGATCGAACGTTGGGATGGCGACGCTCACTTGCTTGGTGTTTCCAACGGTGTAATTGATTTGAAGACTGGTAACTTGCTAAAAGGTAAGCCAGAACTTTACATCACAAAGCGTGCATCGGTTGGATACACACCTGGACTTCGTAACGCCCGCTGGGAGCAGTTTATTGACTTTGCAACTGGTGGAGATAAAGAACTACAGGACTGGATTCAGCGTGCAGTAGGTTATACACTTACCGGACTGAGCAACCAGGACGTTCTATTCCTTGTCTACGGTCCAGCAGGTTCTGGTAAGAACACGTTTGTTGAAACTATCTTTGAAGCACTTGGTTCCGAGCAGTACGCCGGAACTCTACCTCCTGAAGAACTGGCTGCTCAGACTGGTGCGGTTAAATCTTCTAGCGAGTACTACATGGCTGCACTTCGTGGTAAGCGAATGATTTGGGTTGATGAGTTGCCTGAATCTGAGCGCATCAACGAAAACAGAATTAAGGCCTTGACTGGTTCATCCACTCTTAACGGACGTAATCCTGGTGGCGAACCGTTTAGCTTTAAGGCTCAGGGCAAGCTGTGGATTACAACCAACCACCGTCCAATTATTAACGATGACGCTATGTGGCGTCGTCTACGCCCAATCCCTTGGTCATATGTTGCAGAGAATCCAGACCCAGATTTGAAGGCATACCTTGTTGACCCTGAGGGCGGACTGCCAGCAGTTCTTTCATGGGCTGTTGAAGGTGCGATTAAGTACCTAAGCTCTGGTGCACGTGACCCACTTGGGTGGTGTACTGCAGTTTCTGAAGCAGCAAACATCTATCGTAAGAACGAAGACCGTATTGGCTTGTTCCTTGATGAAGAAACCAATCAGTCAGAAGGTTCATCTCTGAACGTTAAAGATTTGTTTGGCATTTACCGCATGTGGTCGGAAGAACGCGGTGAACGCGCAATGACTCAGATTGCCTTCCACCGTAAGTTGCAGGATCGTGGCCTACAGATTAGTGGTCAGGGTTCTCGCGCAGAGCTTGCCGGATTCTCTCAGAGGCCTCGTGTTGTAAAGTCAGAAGTTAACTGGAGTCTTGCTACTAGGTATGCTAACTAAAGATAAATAAGTTAATCTCGGAGCTGTTTTTTATATTGAAAGATCTCCGCCAAGACGAGCAATATAATTTCTTACAATTGAATTAAAAAATGTAAAAGCTCCACCTATTACAACTTTTCCGTCCGATTGAACAACTAGAGCATTCACGTCTGAACTAGGTCCGGTTCCAGTATTGCTAGTAAATGCAGTATCTACCGTACTATCTGCATTTAGTCTTACGACTCTGGTTGCCGCCGCCGAGCCAAAAATTGTAAATAAACCGCCTAGGACAATCTTGCCGTCTGACTGGACAGACACGTCATTTATATTTTGACTTGAGCCAACAGATGTGTAATCAAAAATGGATCCACTCGAGTTGAGTCGAATAATATAGTTAACTATTTGATTGTTAAACGAGTTAAAAAACCCCCCTAAAACAACCTTCCCGTCGAGCATAACTGCTATGGTACTCACCAAGTTGCTTGAACCGCTACCGCCATGATTGCTTGTAAAAGCTGTGTCCCTAGTACCGTCTGCATTCAATCTAATAATGCGGTTAGCCGTTGTTCCATTAAATGTTGTGAACTGACCGCCAACCAAGATCTTGCCGTCTGACTGAACTGCTAGGCTGCTTAAGCTACTGTTTGCGCCAGTGCCAGTATTGTTTATAAATCCCGTGTCCCTAGTTCCATCTGTGTTTAAGCTAATAATTCGGAGAGAGCTTATATTGTTAAATGTTGAAAATCCGCCTCCAACCAGAATATTTCCGTTTGATTGAATGGCTATGGTATTTACTGTACTGTTTGCCCCAGTGCCAGTATTAGTTGTGAAAGTAGTATCTCTAGTCCCGTCTGTATTCAGACGTACAATACGGTTTATGGTTGTTTCATTGAACGCTGTAAATGAACCGCCCAGTAGAATCTTTCCGTCTGATTGTATTGCTGCGGTGCTTATTGTGTTATTTGCAGCAGTACCATTGTTGGTTGTAAAAGTAGTATCTCTAGTTCCATCTGAGTTGAGCCTAAGAACGCGGTTAGCCGTTGTTCCGTTGAATGTCGTGAACTGACCGCTGACTATAATGCTGCCATTTGATTGAACAGCTATCGCATTAACGGCGTTGTTTGCACCTGTTCCTGTATTCGCTGTAAACGCTGTATCTCTAGTTCCATCCGAATTGAGCCTGACAATATAGTTAACGGATGCACTATTAAAAGTTGTAAAAAATCCGCCCAATAGAATTTTGCCGTCTGACTGTACCGCAATAGTAATAACATTTGAGTTAGGACCAGTGCCTGTATTGGCTACAAATGTAGTATCTACCGTACCATCCGTATTCATTCTAATAATTCTGGACTGTGTCGAGTTGAAATTTGAAAACTGTCCGCCCAGTAGAATCTTTCCGTCTGACTGAACAGCTGAAGAAGTTACAGCCCCCGAGGCTCCAGCAGCCCTAAAATCAAAAATAGTTCCATCTGAATTTAATCTAACAATTCGATCAACTAGAACTCCGTTAAAGAGCGAGAACTGACCTACAAGTATAATTTTACCGTCCGACTGAACTGCAACTGCGTTTACCTGTAGGTTTGCACCTGTTCCTGTATTCGCTGTAAACGCTGTATCTCTAGTTCCGTCTGAGTTAAGCCTAAGAATCGAGTTTACTGTTACACCGTTAAATGTTGAAAACTGCCCTCCCAAAACAATTTTTCCGTCAGACTGGGGGACTATGGCTAATACAGGAGTATTTGCACCGCTACCTACGTTTACAGTAAATGCAGTATCTCTAGTTCCATCTGCGTTTAGTCGTAAAATTCGGTTTATCGATGTCACGTTGTTAAAAGTTGTGAACTGACCGCCAACCAAGATCTTGCCGTCTGACTGAACTGCGATTCTATTTACAGTGTTATTTGCAGCAGTACCATTGTTGGTTGTAAAAGTAGTATCCCTAGTTCCATCCGAGTTAAGTCTCAGAATACGGTTGGCCGTCGTTCCGTTGAATGTTGTAAACGTACCACCTAATAGAATTTTGCCGTCTGATTGAACGGCTATAGTGTTTACAGCATTGTTTGCACCTGTGCCAACATTAGTCATAAATGTGGTATCTACTGTACCACCGGGATTAAGGCGGACAAAGTAAGCGGCTGCTTGCCTGTTAAATCTCGTAAAAGTGCCGCCTAGTAATAATTTTCCATCCGATTGAAGTGCTAAAGTATTCACATTTAAATTTGCACCACTAGCTGTAAAGTCAAGAAGAGTGCCCGCGCTAGCTAGTCTGGCCAAGAATCTTACCGGGATGTCAGTAAAAGATGTAAGGTCTCCACCTAATATAATATTGCCATCTGATTGAATGGCTACCGTACGTATACCGGAGCTCGCGCCATTATCAATATTTGTTCTAAACGGGGCATCTATAGTGCCATCTGCATTTAATCTAATAAGTCTGGACGCGCTTAACGAGTTAAAAGTTGTAAAAACACCGACTAGCATAATTTTGCCATCAGACTGAATTGCTATAGCATTTACAGCATCATTTGCACCTGTCCCCGCGTTGGTTGTGAACGTAGTGTCTCTAGTTCCGTCTATATTCAATCGGACAATGCGGTTGACGGTAGTTCCATTAAATGTGGAAAACCCGCCGCCTAGGACGATTTTACCGTCTGACTGAATGGCTACCGTGTTTACGGTAAGGTTCGCACCAGTTCCAGTATTAGTTGTGAACGTAGTATCTCTAGTTCCATCTGTGTTCAGACGGGCAATAAAGTTAACAGTTGTACCATTTATTATTGTAAAACCGCCCCCTATTACAATTTTTCCATCCGATTGAATAGCTATGGTGTTTACAGCGCTATTTAGTCCGCCACCGCCATTATTAGTTACAAACCCGGTGTCTCTAGTACCGTCTGCATTCAATCTGACAATAAAGTTTACCGTAACGTTATTAAAAGTTGTAAAGTTACCGCCAACCAAGATCTTGCCGTCTGACTGAACTGCAATAGCGCTTACAGTAAAACTTGCACCAGCTCCGGTATTAGTTGCAAAAGTTGTGTCTACAGTACCATCTGCATTTAATCTGACAATTCGAGTAGATGATACGTTGTTAAAAGCTGTAAAAGTACCACCTAACAGAATTTTGCCGTCTGACTGTACCGCAATAGCGTTTACAACTCCGTTCGACCCGGTTCCGTTGTTAGTGGTAAATGTGGTATCCCTAGTTCCGTCTGAGTTCAGTCGGACAAAGTAGCTAGGTGCTAGAGAGTTGAAGGTGGTGAATGCGCCACCTAATAAGATCTTGCCATCTGGTTGAATAACTACAGTGTTTACAGTGGTGCTTGGCCCATTATAGTTGTCTTCTATATTAAACTCAGAGTCATTAAAGCCACTAGCAAGAAACCACTGTTTCCAAGACCCTGAAACTTTAGACCAGGCTTCAGGGGCAAACTTCCAGCTGCCTCCAACTTTCACGTACGGCGATACGTCCTTAAAAGCTCCTGCAACTTTAATTGAACCAGGCATTATACGTACCTAAACCAGATATCTCCATCTGATCCTCCGCTAGGGCTGCTAGTAGAGGCTGTTATAGAGTATTGGTACCCGCCGGTTGCCCCAGTAGCGCCAGTTGGTCCAGTTGCTCCGGTAGATCCTACACCTGTAGCACCGGTTGGACCAGTTGGACCAGTTGCACCCGCTGCTCCTGCAGCACCATCTGCACCTGTAGCACCAGTCGGTCCAGTTGCTCCAGTCGCACCCGTATCTCCTGCAGCACCATCTGCACCTGTAGCACCAGTTGGGCCTACGACTGTGGAGTCAGCACCAGTCGCACCCGTAGGACCAGTAGCACCGGTCGGTCCTGTAGAACCAGTTGAACCAGTCGGGCCAGCCGGGCCAGTGGCCCCTTGAATACCTTGAATACCCTGAACACCTTCAGGCCCTGTCGGGCCAATAGCACCGGTTGGACCAGTTTCTCCCTGTACACCAGTCGCTCCTGTTGCACCCGTAGCACCAGTTGCACCGGTTTCACCCTGAGAACCAGTTGCACCAGTAGCGCCCGTTGCACCGGTTGCACCTGTGTCTCCGATATCACCAGTTCTTGCAAATGTAATGTAAAATTGCTCAGAATCCGCGGGAGTAAATGCGTTGCCGCTAACAAAAGCTATAGGAACATGGAAATGGTCGTCGTGGTGTGAATGGCTTCCAGTAATGCTGAAGAAGGCGAACTCAGTAGTATCTGTTCTTTTGGTGACCTTAAAGGTTCCCTTGATCTGAGATGTAGAGTCATCAATAGTTTGTAGGAAATTAAAAATATTTACACTATTGGCATCAACGAAGGCTATATAGATTTCTGTTACTGAGGCTATAGTTGCATTGTTAAACCTAAATAACCCTTCACCAAGAATATCTGTATGAGTCGTTCCCTCGTCAAATTCGTAGTCAAAGGTTGCTCCACCAAATTCTCCTGTAGCACCCGTTGCTCCAGTTGAACCAGTTGCCCCAGTCGCGCCTGTTGCGCCTGTAGCACCAGTTGGACCAGCAACTGTTGACTCTGCACCAGTAGGTCCTGTAGTACCAGTTGGTCCAGTTACACCTTGAATACCTTGAGTACCTTGAATACCCTGAATACCCTGAACACCCTCTGGACCTGTTGGGCCGATAGCACCGGTAGCACCAGTAGGACCAGTCGCACCAGTTGCTCCAGTTGAGCCAGTCGGCCCAACATCGCCTTGGGATCCTGTAGCACCCGTTGCTCCAGTCTCGCCAGTCGCACCAGTTGCTCCTGTAGCACCAGTAGCACCTGTCGGTCCAGCCACAGTTGAGTCAGCACCTGTTGAGCCAGTAGCACCAGTCTCACCCTGAGGTCCAGTGGAGCCTGTAGCACCAGTAGCACCAGTTGGTCCTGGAACTGTTGAATCTGCCCCCGTAGCACCAGTTGCGCCCGTTGCTCCTGTTGGACCAACAATTTGACCGACATCGTTCCAATCGGCACCATCCCACACCCACAGGTTTCCATCGGATTGAACAATGTAAGCATCATTTACAGCTTGACCAGTGATTGCGTCCAAAGCTGTGTAATCTGCAACTGAACCAGCAAAGTTAATCGACACACCCTGAGCACCAGTAGGTCCAATATCACCTTGAATACCACCTACGCCATCGGATCCAGCTGGACCCGTTGCGCCTGTAGCTCCGGTTGAGCCAGTAGCTCCGGTTGAACCAGTAGGCCCAGTTGCTCCAGTTGGGCCAACATCGCCGCTAGCTCCAGTTGAGCCAGTTGATCCTGTAGATCCATCTGATCCTGTCGGTCCCGTTGCACCTGTTGGACCGGTTGTACCTTGAGATCCTTGAGGACCAATGTCTCCCTGTGAGCCTGTTGCACCAGTTGAACCAGTTGCACCCGTAGCTCCAGTTGTTCCAGTACCGGTGGCTCCGGTCGAGCCCGTCGCACCAGTTGCTCCTGTTGCTCCGACACCAGTCGGTCCCGTGGCACCAGCTGGTCCCGTTGCACCAGTTGGACCTGTTGCACCAATAACAACGTTCTCTACTGCGCTCCAGGCGACCCCGTCCCACTCCCAGATGCGGTCATTTGAAGTGAACTGATCGTTGAGTGATGGGTTATCTGGAAAATTGATGGCAGTAGTCATTATCTGTCCTGAGCATGGAGGGGCGATTGGTCAAATCTAGCTCTATTTTACCATACAGGTAGCTAAGGCAGCCTGGCAGGCTACCTTCAGCGGCTACTGGCTACTATCTAAGGCCTCTAATTAGTGATTCAATTTCGGCATCAGTTAGACCAACTACGGTCTTTAGCTTTTGACGTGCTGTAACTGGGGCCTGAATTGCGTCTAACTCTTCCTGAGTTAGCTCGCGTACATTCCAAACCTGAGTGTAGACGCCATCTGCAAGTGAAGGAGCTTCTTCATAGTACAACTGAGTACTATTAATTGTTGGCGGGGTTGTCTGCTGTACTTCAAACCAACCTGAAGGCAGCGGGTCTCCCATAGACCAACTCGGGGAGACTAGCATAATATCTCCCGGGTATAGCGGGTATGTGTTGCTATTAGTGTCAATATACATAATGTCTATCCTATATTTCTCTTGTACTCTGTAAGAGTTGATGTAGTTGCTGCGGCATCTCCTGTAGCTGAGCTAGAAGACATGGTTGTAATTGAAGAGCTCGTTGAAGCCCAGTTGGCTGGCGTAACTGCAGATAACGAAGATGTTGCGTAAACGATGTCGCCGTATGTTCCGGTTAGAGACCCATCTCCTGGAATTTTTATCATTCCTACGCAGTCGCCCGATGTCCCATTAATCGTTACTGAGCTTAGGGGGAGATATAGATTCTCGCTAGAATCTAGCCTAATTTCCATACCGTACCCTGACGCCACGCCTGTCATGGTTCGCTGCCATTGCAGGGTTCCACTTGAGTCATACTTAGCTACTATAAGCTTATAGTCTGGATACGTGCTTCCTATTGCGTATATATTTCCTGTGCTGGCGGAGTGAACTACAGACCTCCAAAGTGCATTATCCAGCGCCCTAGACCAAACTACCGAACCGTTAGATCCATTCAGTTTAGTGATAAACGCCGTTACCGTATAGGGAGTTACTCCAGAATCCGTGCTTTGGTATCCGGCTGCGTAAGCATAAGTAGTGTCTGCCGACATAGAAAGTATGCTGCTGTATCGGTTAGAGTCATTGTTAAAGTAGGTGCTCCACAAGTGAGACCCGGTTTCACTCATTTTTGTAACTAGACCGTAGGCTTCTGGAAATGAGCCGGTTGAGGCAAAATCACCATACAGGTAATTGTTTTGTGTAGATCCGTCAATTTTTATGTTGTCAAAGTATCCGTTGCTGCCGTGCGTCAATCTGTAATACGTATTGAAGTTGTCACCTAAAGTATTAAAACGGGTTGTCATGTAGTACTTGCTAGGCGCGCTTCCAAATCCTGCTACTGAGACTGTGTTTCCGAAAGGATCCAATGCTAGGGACTTTTGGTGAAAATGAGTATTACTGGTTACCCCATCGCCCACTAGGCGCTGCCACTGAATTGCACCATTTAGGTCCAGCTTCATGTGTAGTCGTTTAGCAACTCCGCTAGTGTAGACAGCGCCTACTAAATACAACTCTGTCCCACTACACTGCATTGATTGGAAGTAAGTTTCTTTACCTGAAACTTGATACCATTTTTGCCAAACCTTACGTCCATATCGGTCCAGCTTGCCTAAAAACGCAGCGCTAATATTTCCGGGGCCATTTCCATACCCGCAGACGTAGCCGTTACCGCTAGAGTCAATTGCTATGCCCTGAATTCCCTCGTAAGTATTCGCAGCCTCCCCAAAGGCTGATACCCAGTAGTTAGAGATTGCCGGTGAACTAGCACCCAGTAGTGCTACAGAAAAGGCCATTTTATGAACCTAGGTCGCCAACGAGGGCATATGTATTGGTAGCAATACACTTGACTCCCGCGGGAGACCACTGAGCCGCCGTCTTTAGTTTGCTTTCCTTGGAATACAGTGTCACGCCACTTCCGGCTACAAATGTTATTTGTGCCGCGTTGGCTTGAATAAAGTCAACCTGCTGACCTACTGAAAGACCTTCGACAGTAATAGTGATTGCGCCTGAATTAGTAATAAGCGATCCGGCATCTCCAGATACTAGAGAGTAGTTAGCTGATTTACTTACGATAGTTTGAGCGGAGCTAAATGTTCCGGCAGCACCAGTAGCACCAGTCGCACCAGTCGGACCAGTATCTCCCGTTGCACCAGTCGGACCTGTTGGCCCTGGAACAATTGAGTCCGCTCCCGTAGCACCAGTTGGACCTGTTGGCCCTGGAACAATTGAGTCAGCACCAGTAGGGCCAGTCGGTCCTACAACTGTAGAGTCTGCACCAGTCGCGCCGGTCGGTCCAGTTGGCCCAGCAACTGTGCTATCTGCACCAGTCGCCCCCGTTGGACCAGTAGGGCCAGTAGGACCTACGGCTCCAGTAGGACCTACTGGTCCAGTTGGGCCTAGGCTGGCAGTTACAATCCTCCATACGGATCCATCCCAAGCCCAGATGCGGGAGTCTACTGTAAACTCATCGTTCACCTGAGGTGAGTCGGGGAAATTGATTGCCATTTTTGTCCTAAGTTGTCTTAAATACTAATTTTACCATGTGGACCCTAAGAGTATAGGGCTTCGATCTCTTCTTGAGTAAGTCCTTGGCTTTGTAGCTTGGCAATAGCTGAAGCCCTGGCCATAGCCTTTGCCTCGGCTGCGGCAATCATATCAAGTTCTGCCTGCTCTGCTGCTGCTGCTCTAGCCTGAACTTCTGCCAGCTCCTCCTCGGTGAGTGCGACACTATATTCTTGGCCGGTAGCCAAGTCTACAAATAAGTTAGTTAGTTCTTCTGACATTTTTTATCCTTATATATTCTTAGTTATTAATGGTATATACCGATATTGTAGTGCCTGCGGTAAATGGCAGCGTTCCGGCAATATAAACGCTGGTAATCGGTGACGTTTGATTGGATCTACCTAATTGCTTGTGGATGGAATAGGTATTAGATGTTTGTGGGGAGTCCGCGGTAGCTATTTGAGAGATGCCTTTATTTAGGGTGCTGGATGTATAGTTAGTTACATAGAAATCGGCAACTCCAAACATACCTGACGTAGATCCATTTCCAACCATAATTGACCCAGACGAGAAAGCGTATTCTGTCCCGCTTAACGTGGTGTCTTGCATTCGTAAGATATATCCAGAGTCTAGGGTGCTAGTCCCATTTAGTTGAAACTCTATGTTGTTATATACTCCCGTGCCAGTGCCTCTGGCCGATACTTTTATTAGCAAGTCGCTACCGTTTTGAGGAATGCTGGAGACCGTTATAGAGGCTTGGCTAGAGCCAAGTGTGGTTGTGTAGTAGTGTTTTAGACTCATGATCAGGCCTTAATCCCCCACATTTTTAGCTCTGTTCCCGCGGTAAAAGGTCCAGTAATGGTTAGTTGAGTAGTACCCGCGTTCTTAGTGGTGAGTCCGGTGCCTATTGACATTCCCGTAATATCACCCGATGTGGCGGACCCTGCGGCAGATGCGCTCATTACTAGGGCTAAATCATTGTTTGCGTTACTGTAATTAAATATTGAAATTTCCATAAACCCAGAGTTAGTAGTAGTCCAATAATTAACATGAAGAGTTAGGTTGTCATTTACAGAGCTCACAACGTCATAGGTAGTCCCTCCTATGTTGTATTTACCGCCTGACATACTCCAAGCTTGGCTTGGAATAGTGATAGATGGGTTTCCCCTAGAGGTCATACCGCCATTTAGAACAATATATAAATCTCTATAAGTTTGAGGTATATCGGTAAAAGTAACTGAGGCAGTCGGGGATGTAATAGATACCTTCTTAAGCGGTGCACTAGCTCCATACATGCGCTACCCCTTTATACCGTATAAAGTAAATTGCGAATTGGTGGTCATCGAGCCCCCATTTACTGCGTACACAGTTATGCTAGTCAGTGCGTCTGTGCTGCCCCAAGATCCAGCATAGTATCCAGCTCGTGAAGATGATGCTGTTCCAGTAGCACAGCCGAACTGCGACTTCAGGTTTGCTGTTTTTGTAGATGAGAATGCGTCCATAATATCCACTATTGCCACTCCGTACATGGAGTAAGGAAAGACACCTACTGATATTCCGGTTTGTCCTGTTGCTCTAGCGCCCACTAAACCGGAGTTGCCACCCTTTGCATACATGTTTCTGTGGGTATAGTTTGCACCTGAATCGTTGTTGAATCTAATTGCCATATCTCCTAACCCTGTGTTGCTAGAAGCTAAGTATCTAAGTTGCAAGTGCTTATAGGTAGACGCATAAGTGCCTAGATTGGAGAAAGTAACTGATGTAGCGCTACCGCTAGTGGTTACTACCGTAGAGATTGGCTCGAAGTCACTGGTAACCCCTCCAGACGCGGCAACAATACCTAATACTAGACTCATGTTGTTATGTCACCGACTAGTAGAACAACGCCTGACTCTAGGCACTTAAGGGTAGCTGCAGAGTATTGACCAGTTGTTTTTAGTTTTGAACCAGCAGATACTAAGGTGATCCCACTGCCCGCGGTGAAAGTGATCTGTCCTGATCCGTACTGGACGAAATCAATCTGTTCTCCTGCGGCTAGAACGTTATCTACAGTAATGGTAATAGCTGAACCAGTTGATCTAATTAGCGATCCCTTATCTGTAGCCAGAATAGAGTAGTTTGCAGACTTACCGCTTACTGTTGTAACGATCGCAGATGCATTGTGTTCGTGACCTACAACGCTTAGTCCGGCTTCGGCGGCGGTTTGGTTCTTCCATAGTGATGAAGCAGAGTCAAAGGCTAAGACTTCATTATCTGCAATTGATGCACTTGCTTCCAGTAGAACAGTGTGAAGCTCATCCAGCTCAAAACCGTTCTGAGGTTTGATAAATATTTCACCGTTATTGCTGTTTGCTCTAGTTACGATACCGATGAACACCAAGTGAGCCGGAGCAACTGGTTTATTGGCCAGCCCATAGATTAGGCTTCCTGATGTACCTAACCAAACAGGGTCTCCAGCTGTAGCACCGTTAGTGTTTAATCCAGCTAATAGTCCTTCAGTAATTACGTTTGCAAAACCATTTGTGCTTACAGTAGTTTCCATCAAGCCTAAGGTCTTACTTGATGTGGCCTCGGTAGCATTTGACGCTAGGCCAACAATCATGTTAGTGCCGTCAGCCGAAGTTACGTAGACTGCTTGACCCTTGTTGATTGATACTCCAGCTTTAACCGAGTGCTTAAGCTGACTTGTGTATCCAGAGTAGACCGCGTTATTGTCAATCCACTCAGTGTTGTAGTCAGTGCCGTCAATCTTGACCAACATCTGGCCAGTTGTTCCGCCAACTGCAACACCGGCTCCAGTCGCACCAGTTGCCCCAGTTGCACCTGTGGCCCCCGTATCTCCCGTTGCACCCGTAGCTCCAGTAGCACCAGTTGGACCTGTTGCACCAGTAGCTCCGCCATCTGCAACCGGAGTCCAGGAAGCATTTATTACTCCTGGCTCTGGCGGGTAGCCTGGATTATTTGGGTTACCAGTGCGGTAGTAGAAACCGCCCTGGAATGTTACCGCATCGCCAAGCCCGTAGTAATGACCGTTGTCGTATGCTTCTATAAAAGTCCATGGTTCTGCACCAGTAGCACCCGTTGCTCCAGTAGCACCTGTTGCACCCGTAGCTCCGGTTGGACCTACAGCACCTGTAATCTCTATCCAGAATGAGTCGTAGTATATGTAAATAGATCCGTCGACATCGTTAAACCATATATCTCCAGTTACAGGAGATGATGGAGGTGTAGATGCAATGTTGTAGATACCATCTGCACCGGTAGCACCGGTCGGACCTGTTGGACCAACAATTTGACCGACATCGTTCCAGTTGGTCCCATCCCACACCCACAAGTTTCCGTCTGACTGAACAATGTAAGCGTCGTTGACGGCTTGACCGGTAATTGCATCGAGAGCCGCGTAGTCAGCAACGGTTCCGGAGAAGTTAATTGAGGCACCCTGAGCACCAGTAGGTCCAATATCACCTTGAATACCACCAGGTCCGGCATCACCTTGAGGACCGGTAGGTCCGGTTGCGCCAGTTGGACCTGTGGAACCTGTAGCACCAGTCGGTCCAGTTGCTCCAGTCGCGCCGGTTGGTCCAGCAACGGTTGAGTCAGCACCAGTTGCACCTGTCGCACCTGTTGAACCAGTAGCACCTGTTGGGCCTACAACTGTAGAGTCTGCACCTGTAGCACCAGTCGGTCCTGTTGCACCGGTCGGACCTGTCGGTCCGGTAGGTCCTACTACCGTACTATCCGCACCGGTTGCACCAGTTGGACCTGTGGAACCAGTGGAGCCGGTTGGACCTGTAACACCCTGTGGGCCGGTTGCGCCAGTAGCACCGGTCGATCCTGTCAAGCCCGTTGATCCAGTCGGGCCTGTAGGTCCTTCAACAGTGCTATCTGCACCCGTTGCACCCGTAGCCCCAGTTGCACCGGTTGCGCCTGTATTGCCTGTGAGCCCAGAAATACCACGCAACCCTTGCTCGCCCTGAGGACCTGTTGCACCAGTAGCACCCGTTGCCCCAGTTGCACCAGTATTTCCAGTTAAACCAGAAATACCACGTAAACCTTGTTCTCCCTGCTCGCCTGTTGCACCTGTTGCTCCCGTTGCGCCTGTAGCTCCGGTTGAGCCAGTAGCTCCTGTAGCTCCGGTTGAGCCAGTAGCTCCGGTTGCGCCTGTAGCACCAGTTGCGCCGTCAATTCCATCAGACCCGTCGGCACCCGTAGGACCTGCCACAGTGCTGTCAGCACCTGTAGCTCCCGTAGCACCTCTAGCGCCTGTTGCACCAGTAATTCCTGTTGCACCAGTAGCACCCGTTGCCCCAGTTGCACCAGTATTTCCAGTTAAACCAGAAATACCACGTAAACCTTGTTCTCCCTGCGGGCCGGTAGCTCCAGTAGCACCCGTTGCGCCAGTGCTGCCAGTGGGCCCGGCAACGGTTGAATCCGCACCAGTAGAGCCTGTTGCACCTGTTGCACCAGTCGCACCGTCGGTACCGTCAGCACCTGTAGCACCAGTCGGTCCAGTTGCTCCAGTCGCACCCGTATCTCCTGTGTATCCTGATAGTCCGCGTAATCCTTGAACGCCAGTCGGGCCGGTGACACCAGTTGCGCCTGTTGCTCCCGTAGCTCCGGTTGGACCTGTAGGTCCTGCTGGACCAGTCGCACCCGTAGCCCCAGTTGTTCCAGTTGGGCCCGCAATCGTGCTGTCAGCACCGGTTGCGCCTGTAGGACCGGTAGATCCTGTTGGGCCTACAGAACCTGTTGCTCCAGTAGCACCCGTTGCACCAGTCGCACCCGTATCTCCTGTGTATCCTGATAGACCTCTTAATCCTTGTGCTCCGGTTGCGCCGGTTGCGCCTGTAGCACCAGTTGCGCCGGCGGCTCCCGCTACCCCTACGC